GTAAATAATAGTGATAGATAATATAATAATATGCATATTAATTAGTACAATGATAGTATATATAGCTAAAATAATAAAGCTATTCAAATAGTGATAACTTATAGTCTAAGTACAATAAAAAAAGGGAGTATATAATATGGCACAACAACAAACGGTCGGAACTCATAAGACTACAGTAGCAGTAGATAATGACGTGTTAATGGTAACATATCATAATACAGTAGTAGTGAAAGTGACTAATAATAGATACGTAACACTCAATTCTGGCGGTTGGTATACTAATACCACAAAGACACGTATGAATCAAGCGAGCAGACAATATGGCCTCAGATATAGTGTATATCAAGTGGATTTCACGTGGTATGTATCAATAGGTGATGATATAGAGCCGTATTACGATGGGATAGTAATAGATATAGAAGAAGGCACAATAAGTAGGAAATTAAAAGATATTAATTAATTGTCCGTAAGTCCTCAACAACCCACCTAAAAAAAACGCCCGACTGAATATGGTTGGGCGTTTCCTTTTATACTAAAATATATATAAGTTGAGATTAATTTGTTAATGATTATAATTGATAATCGAATTTTCAACGTAATAGAGAGAGGGGTAGCGTTCGGATAGGGGGTGGGTGCGAATAAAATAAGACCCTCACGCATTCTAATATTATTTTTCAAATTTTAGCCGTTTACGTAGGAGGGATAGTATTGATTGTATTATATAGTAAATACTATATATTATTACTGCTCATTTGGTGAGTTTTGTTTTGTTTTGGATAGAGGATATTATCCCCTTGTCTTAAAAGAAGATAAGTCCTCTACCCTCTACGGTTTTTATCTGCTCATTCGGAGCCGTTCCGCTTCATTGGATACACTGTTAAGTGCATTGGATACACTGTTAAGTGCGGGTAACATTCTTATAGCGACTCAATTACCTTCGGATTGTCTATGGCTTTGCTATTATCCCCTTTTAGTAGCCATTTCTTACTGCTGTACCCTAAAAGTCTTTAACCAACCGATACAGCGAACTAAATATAGTTATAATATTTTTCTAATGCAATAAATAATATTATTTTGTATATTATTTAGTGGAATTTAAGAAAATCAAAGGTAAAGAGCATCGATTATACGATAATATGGCTGAATTTATGGCTTTTAACGAAAGTTTATCTGTTTCGGGTGATTGGAAGCATGGAAATGAGGGAGATTGGGTCTATACGGACGATTTGCACGTTTGTCAGGTACTTAGGATATTCTATGTAACTGTCCCATCTACTGGAAAACGTCAGAAATGCATTAGGACGGTATGTGGTTCGTTTGTTGTAAGTCAGAAAAACATCAAAATGTTAGGTGAACATGGTGTTGCGGACAATATTTACACATTTTCCGGTAATTATGACTCAATCAATGAAATTAGAGATAAGAAGGTTTCATCTAAAAAATTTTTATTTGCGCAATACGTAGCTGCAGGGATGGATTCTAGTCAAGCATATAGTATTTTATACCCAAAGGCAAAAGACGAACAATACATCAAAACTGCAGCTAGTAAATTATTACAACTAAAAAAGGTACAACAGATGGTAAAAGAAGAAATTAGAGAACTTTTGAATGCTGAGGGAGTTTCTCCTGAGTATATTATACGTTTATACAAGGATATAGCCGATATCTCTGAAAGGGATTCAGATAGGTTAAGGTCTCTGGATGCATTAGCGAAGATGTCAGGACTCTTTGATACAGAGAAAAAGCAGGAACAATTAACCGTTTGGGCTGGTTTTTCACCAGAACAGTTGGAGGCTATTAAAAATGATAAAGGAACCCAGAAAGTACTCGCACACGCAGAAAAGGAAGAGTAATCACAAAAAGGATGTATGTCCTGTTTGTAGTAAGGATTTATACTGTAATGAGATTGTAACTCAAAGAATAGGCATGATTGACTCTAATGGGGATATAAATGAGTGGAAATGTCCATTTTGTTATTCAGAGTTTGATTTAGACAATAATATTTTGTATATTTATGGGTCCGAAAGTGATAGTGGTTTAGCATAGATGATGATTGACAAGAAAATATCAATAGGAACAGTAATTACAGTATTGACGGTACTTGGTACATTTATCTATACTCAGGGTATATTTGCTACTAAGATTGAATCATTTGAGGAAGATGCTGTTAAACATTCAGTGAAAATGAATAAAAATTCAGAAAATATACAAAAATTAGAAATTAGTGTTGCAAAGATAGAATCTAAGATAGATGAGGGTTTTAAAAGGCTTGAAACTCTTTTTATAGAAAATTAATAGGAATTTGATATGCCAAAGTTTGGAAGAAGTTCAAGAAAAAGACTAGCAACTTGTGATGAGGATTTGCAGGATTTATTCAATGAAGTTATAAAATATGTCGATTGTAGTGTCCTAGAGGGTCATCGGGGTAAAGAAAGGCAGAATAAGTTATATGAAGAAGGTAAAACCAAGGTCAAGTACCCAAATGGTCGTCACAACGCTTCTCCTAGCAGGGCTTGTGATATTGTCCCATACCCTGTTGACTGGAATGATAGGGAGCGTTTTCACTTATTTGCGGGTTTTGTTTTAGGCATAGCACAGTCAATGGAGATAAATGTCCGCTGGGGAGGGGACTGGAATAAGAATTTTGAAGTAGATGATAACAAATTCGATGATTTTCCCCATTTCGAATTAATAAAGGAGTTTTAGTATGGCATATGGAATACAAGATACAGTTGGGATGTTAGATATCCCAGGTAGAATAGCAGCAGAACAAGCTGCAGAAGCAGAAACAATGACAAATCCTGTTGACCAATTAGGAAGTTTTATAAATTATCTTATGAGCATGGTAGGTTTAGGGAATGGTGTTCCGCAGCAACAAGTAGATGGTGGAGCTCATGATTCAATTGATAGAGTTATTGATGAAAATAATCAGATTGATACGCTTAAATTATTGCAAAGTGAGTATAATCTTCCTGGAGGTGGCAATATTGATTTGGATTCACTTTTAGCCGCTGATACACCTCGTTGGTTAAAAGGACCTGGTGATGTTCCGGAAAATAATATGTTAAATTCATTAATTGAATCTCTTATGAGGTCACAAGGAGAATTTGGAGCTGCACAGCCAGTATCGCCACATATAATGCCTAGATAATGGCTAATTTAAATCTTAATGGTAATGTTTCTAAGAATGAAAAGACATTGCAACTTGCATATAGTGATTTAATCACATTTGGCAAACTATTCAGCCCACAAGACTTTCTAGCCTCAGCTACCCCTGATTTCCATAATGATGTAGGTAAAATGCTTTTAGATAAGGAAAAGCAGCAATTAGCACTAGTTCTACCTCGTGACCATGCTAAATCTACTTTAGCGGCCTGTGCTGTGCTTCACAGGTTTTTATTTGCAACTAAAGAAACCCCAGAGTTTATCGCTTGGGTTGGTGAAGCCCAAGACCAGGCAAGAGATAATCTTAATTGGATTCAGAACCATATATATTCAAATCCGGCAATTCATTACTATTTTGGTGATTTAGAAGGAGATAAATGGACAAAGGACGAATTTACATTAAAAAATGGTTGCCGAATGATTGGCAAGGGTACTTCACAAAGATTAAGAGGAAAGAAGCAATATTCAACAAGATATACAGGTATTATACTTGATGACTTTGAATCAGAGTTAAATACAAAAACTCCTGACTCTAGGAGACAAATAAAGGAATGGGTAACAGCTGCCGTGTATCCAGCGATTGATTTTGATAAAAATGGATTTCTGTGGTGTAATGGAACAGTTGTACACTATGACAGTTTTTTAAATGGACTTGTTAGTAAAAATAGTGAGTGTGAAAAGACTGGTGAAGAATTTGCTTGGGACGTATATACTAAAAAAGCAATCGAAGACGGCAAGCCTATATGGCCTTCAAGGTGGCCATTGAAGAAATTAGAAAATCGTAAGCAATTCTATATTGATTCAGGAACTCCCGCTAAATTTTATCAAGAGTATATGAACCAAGCAAAGTCTCCTGATGACCAAATATTTAGTGAGGAGGATATAAATAATGCATTATATAAAGGATTTTGTAGATATGATGAAGAATATGCTTCATGGTACGTTAAGTTGGATGACGATAAAAAAGAGTATGTCAATATTTACATCGGTGTTGACCCTGCTTCAACAATTGGGGTGTATAATGATTATTCTGTTATCATGGTTATTGGTGTTACTGCTGAGTATGATTACTACGTTCTTGAATACTGGAGGAAGAGAGTCTTACCCATGGACTGTGCCGACAAGATATTTGAAATTGCAAAACGATATAGCCCGGTACGGAGAATAAATATAGAAACTATTGCATATCAGGAGATGTTAAGGGATTATGTAATGAAAAGAAGTAAAAAAGAAGGATTGTTCCTTCCTGGTATTGAAAAGGGAATCAAGAATTATAATCAAAAGAAGAAGGATAGGTTGTTTGAAGGGTTACAACCCATGTTTAAAGCAGGAGCTGTTCACTTAAAGAAGGATATGCATGAGTTCATAGGAGAACTACTTGATTTTCCTAAAGGTAGTCATGATGATACAATTGATGCATTCTGGTTATCTACTCAGTGGGCAAGGGGAAATCCTAAAGCTGGTAGCAAGAAAAAGAAGAAAAAGAAAGATGGGAACTGGTTAACACCTAAAAAAGCGTATAATTGGATGACTGGAGCAAGAAAATAATTATTTGTTTATGAAAATAAATATAGGTATATTATAAGTTATGATAAACGAGGATATTAGAGTAAAAGAAGTAAGGGAGCTTTTTGACAATTGGAAAAACGCTAGAGCAGACTGGGATACAGCTGCGAGAGAGGATATGGACTTCTATCTTGGCAATCATTTTACTGCTTCAGAAATTGATGAACTTGACTCAAGAAATCAGTCTTCAATGCCTATGGATAGGTTATATGCTGCTATTGAGCAATTTAAAGCTATTGTAACTTCAAAAACTCCAAGGTTCTCTGCAGTAGGTAGAGAAGATTCTGATAACAAACTTGCAAATGTATGGAGAACAATACTTGAATATACATGGGATATATCAGATGGCAATGAAGTATTCAAACAGGTTGTTCATGATTATGCTGTTACTGGTCTAGGATATTTTTATTGTTATCTTGATAAAGATGGTGATTATGGTAGAGGTGAGGTTAAGTTTACTTACGTTGACCCATTCCGTGTATATGTAGACCCTAATTCAAGACACAGATATTTTGATGATGCTTCTGGGATGATAGTATCAACAATTCTAACAAAACAGCAATTAATAGATTTATACCCACAATTATCACAGCCAATAGATGAGAAGGGTGAAAAATTACTAATAGATGAAATAGAATCAATTAGTGGCGAAGAAGATTATCCTGATGCAACAAATGCAACAACGATGCAATCATTTACTCCAGATAATACAAAAGATAAGGATTACGGGGTTGATAAGTATAGATTGCTAGAATATTATAGAAAAATAAGAGTTCCTTATTATAGAGTAATAGATACAAGAAGTGGTGATGAGCGTATTATGTCTCAAGAGCAATTTGCTCAGATGACTCAGGATAAAGATTTTGCTTTAGCAATACAACAGCAATTAATTGATTATGTGGAAGTTACTCAACCAAGAATTAAATTAACATGTACAGTAGGACAAATTGTTTTATATGAAATGATTTGTGATACAGATATTTATCCTATTGTGCCGGTTCCTAATATTTGGACTAATACACCATATCCAATGAGTGATGTTAGAAAGAATAAAGCATTTCAGAGGTTCCTCAATAAGACGGTGTCGCTCATTACATCCCATGCTCAGGCTTCGGCTGGGCTAAAGCTGCTCGTGCCTCAAGGAAGTGTTAGTGATATTGAAGAACTCGAAAGAGATTGGGCAAATCCTAATGCTACAATAGAATATGACCCATCTTTTGGGGAACCACATTTTCCAGCACCACAGCCATTGTCTGGTTCGATATTGACATTACCTAAGATGATTGAGGGATATATTGATTTAAATATAGGTATTTTTGAAATGATGCATGGTCAGACAGAAGCTGCACCAAAAACATATAGTGCAACAATGATGATGGAAGATGTTGGGCAGAGACGTTCTAAGTCTAAACTTAGAGATATTGAAGGTTCGATTAAAAGATTAGGACAAGTTGTTTATAATTTGTCTAAACAACATTATAAATTTAAAAAGACATTTAGAATCGTTCAACCAAATAACGATATAAATGAATATACAATCAATAAAAGATTGTATGATGATAAGAGTAAAGAATTACAGGCTATTGAGAATGATATTTCTGTTGGTCAGTTTGATATACGTATAATTGGAAGTTCTACATTACCATCTAATAAATGGGGTGAATGGCAGATATACATGGAAGCATATCAGGCTGGACTTATTGATAGAGTGGAAGCTCTTAAGAAAACAGAAATTTTCGATAAAGAGGGAGTTATGAGAAGAACAGATGAAGTTGCTAAATTACAACAAATGTTACAACAAGCACAGCAACAGATTAAGAAAGTATCTGGTGACTTACAAACCGCTCAAAGAGAATCAATTTCTTCACGTCAGAGAACTGAAGTAGAGAAATTCAAAGGCCGATTAAAAGAACAAGAATTAGATAGCAAAACAAAAAGCAAACTGCAAGTAGGCAGATTAACAGATGCGGTGAAACTCGAATCTGAGAAATTACGAATGAATACTCGTGGTCAATCTCAAAAAGGAAAAGAGAAATCGCAGGAAGGAGCTAAATAATGGATAACGCATATGAGGACGGACATCCACAGGGTGAAACCGTTGATAATGTAGGGCAAGACGATAACGCAAATACGCAAGAGGGTTCTGGAAACTGGGAAGAACAAGCAAAATACTTCCAAAGTGAAAAGGATAAACTCGCAGCGGAAAACTCTCAACTAAAGCAATACGAAAAAATAGGTCAACTATTGGAATCACGTCCAGACATAACCCAAACTATAACTGGTATGGTACAAGGACAAGGTCAACCAACACAACCTGAACGTATAGCATTAGATAAAGATGAATTTGACCCATGGGAAGCCTATAATGACCCTCAGTCTAAATCGTACAAGTTCAGACAACAAGAATTACAGGACTCCATTAGTGGAGCTGTCAACCAACAAATGCAAGGATTGCAAAAAACGCAAGGCGAAATGCAGTTAAAGACCGAACTACAGCAAAGAGGCTTAGCGCCTGAAGAAGTAGACTCTTTTATGAATTTTGCAGCACAGAATCCTGCTGAGTATGGTGTTGATGGTGCTATTAAAATGTGGAGAGCTGTTGTGGAATCTGGAGGCAATCAGCAAATAGAAAGACCACTTGATGGTGTTCGTCAAACGCAGGGTACACCTGCACAAGGTGGAGTATTACAAGGTCAAGCACCTCAAACTCCTAAAAATGACGTAGACTCTATATGGGATGGTGTTATGCAGGCTGGTGGACGTACGAAAGTATTGTAAACATAAATGTATAAACAAGGAGAAATAAATGCCTACTTATAATGGTGGACAAGTAAAATTTGGTACTCCTGGTGCGGTAATTGATAGTACAATACCATCAAGAAGACTGTATGACTTTAGTGATAGAGTTGCAGAGTTAAGCCCAGAAGAATCACCATTTTTTGTATACTTGTCAAAAGTAGGAAAAGTCCCAACATCGGATAGTCAATTCCGATTTTTAGAAGATAGAACAAAAATAGCAATGACTGATAGAAGTTTCTTATCTGCAGGTGGAGCAACACTTGTAGCTGAAGGTAGTAATATGGACCTAAGCTTTGACACAGTTGGAGGAACATCAGTAGACTGGTTAATTCCAGGAATGATGGTTGCAGTATCATTAAATGCATCAGGTGGAGGGACAACACCTTCATACGGAACTGTTAAAATTAATTCAGTTTTAGATGCAGGTACAACAACAACGTGTAATGTTACTTCGGTATCTACTGTTGGTGGTTCTTCAATGACAATAGGTGATAATGCTCAATGTACAGTAATTGGTACTTCATT